TGCAGCTCTTAAGGCTGTTTCATCTTTAACTTCACCCAGGATTTCCCGAGATAAAGTATTTAAATCATATTTAAATCTATTTTCATCTACAATTCCCATAGCAATCATTGTATCTACAATTCTTCCATTTATTTGCATGTTAGGAAGAGTTCTAATCCAACAGACGTCATACATGGCATTATGAAATATTTTAGTAGCATTGCTCTTTAGAACGGTTCTAAACCAGTTAAGGACCTTAGTTCTATCTAAGTTTCCATTACCCTCATGTGCTATAGGAAAGTAACCTCTCCACCCCTCCACAGCTACAGCGATTCCTACTACCTCTCCATCTCCAGTGGCAGCTCCTGAGCCTTTGGTTAAAAGATTTACATCTTTAGTTTCTAAGTCAATAGCTATTTCCTTAGCGTGAGTAAGATCAGGAAAATCTTCTGGTTCTACCCATTCAGTTGGCGCGTTAAATATCTTCATTAGTTATCCCCCATGTGTTGGTTGTTGGTTTGACTTCTTTTTCTGGATAGTCACGATCAATTGCCATTTGACAATAATGAATTGCTTTCTCCAAATCTTGCTTTTGTCCCTTCTGTTTGTGACGACATAAATATTTTATAGCATTCCCTTCAGCAAACGGAATATTATTTCTATTAATAAATTCTGATGGCTGAATAACCATTGATTCGTAATGAGATCCTCCTACTTGTTTTTTATAAACGTCTGTCATATTCTATAATAGTTATCCGCATTAGGAGATAAAACATACAGAGTATGTTTAGTTCTCGTTATTCCAGTATAAAATTGTCTATGAACCGGATCGGGGTTGTTTTCAAAAGATTTATGTGCATTCCAAGAAAGGTCTTGCATTAATGCTACCTTTGTAGATTCTCCACCTTTAGCGGCATGAATCGTAGACAAAGTAATACGAGGAGGTTTAGTAATATCTTCTCCATTACGTTGCATAGCTTCAATATAGTTAACCGTTCGAACATCACACTTAAGAGCTTTAGCCCAAGGCCTATCTTCCAATAACCCATGCTCTTTTTTACATTCATCCATAGTATAAGATTTATCTGGTATTAAAGTTTTGCATCTTTTAAATCCTCTTCTTAATTGTTTATCCTTTACACTTAAGTTAGCATAAATTCTTTTTACAGATTCAAAAGATAATTCAGAGCCATTTCTCCACTGTTCCCATTCTAACAATGTTTCAATAAATCCTTCTGCTACACCTCTATGCCCTCTAGTTTGATAAGGATAGCCCCAGGATTCTAAATAATCTTTAACGTGCTCTAACATATAGTTAGCGCTTGCTAAAACTAACATATTACCTTTTTTAAAATCTATAGAACTTAAACTATTAACCCAATGTACTTCTCCATCTTCTGCTCTTGGAGTCCATAGCTTTGGTTGACGTTTTGATAAACGACTCACAACCATTTGAGCTAATTCATGAACCTTGTTAGGAACTCTATAAGACTGAGTTAATATAGTTTTCTTTCCCTCCAGTTCTAAAAAATGATCTACGTCTGCACCTTGAAAAGTGTAGATAGCTTGGTCATCATCTCCTGCAATAAAAGATTTTTCTGAGTTTTGTTCTAATATATGAACATATTGCCATTGAAGTTTATTTAAGTCTTGTGCTTCGTCTACAAATAAAACTTTTAATTTAGGAGCTGCTTTTTTTTCTACAGCCAATTCAATTACATCAGTAAAGTCATATTTATGATTAGCTTTTTTCCACTCAGGTAAACCTTTACTAATTTTTTCTAAGGTAGACCACCATACTTTTCCATTATGCTCATTACGATCATATTGTTCTTCAATAGATATACATCTATATCGTGCTAAATTAATTTGATTTAGATACTGGTTTTTTGAAATTATCATCCCTGACTCATCAAAAGCATTTTCAGTTTCAAAATCTATTACACCTATCCAGTTAGCAAACTCATTGTAATCTGCTGATTTCATTAATTGAGTACTAGGATCAATTCCTAATTGTCTAAATGCTAAAGAATGAAGAGTACGAAAATATGGAAGGTCTTGTTCATTTAAATCAAAACCTTTTATTTTTTGTGCTCTAAAAATGGCTTCAGTGTTAGCTTTTTTACTAAATGAAACATAACCAATTTCTTCTGGTCTTACACCTTCATTTAATACATCAGTTACTTTTTGTAGTAAAGTTTGAGTCTTACCAGTTCCTGGAGGCCCAAATATTATTTCTCGTTCCATTAAAAACTCCTTTCTTTTAAGTTGGGTAACGATTCGTCTTTAGTTTTTGGAGTTTCAAAAGCTTTCACTACCATTACACGCACGTTCATTCCATATATTCTGAGTCTTCTTTCTTCTACCCCAAAATATTCTTTGAGACGATGTGCCGTTTTATTATGTTCGAGTGCTTTCCATTTTCCTCGCTCCAAAAATTTCCAAAAATCTTTATATCTAAAATGAGTTTCTCCTTCTTCAGTCCAGGGAACCCCTCTATTTAAATCTTCTTTCACTTTTCCTTTAGCTCTGTTAGTGCAAAAATCTTCAAGATGACCTCTTAATTGTTCTTTAATAGATAAACTTTCTGGAGCTTCTATCTCTTCTAAATTTTTAAAAAGATTTTTTATAAGCTTGGTCCAGATAAATTTAGATACAGTTGGTGCTACTAAATTAATTTGATCCATACATGCTTTCTGAAATTTTTCTTGTTTTTGTAATTCTTCTGTATCCAATTCAATTGGTTTTCCATTAACATTTAAAAACCAAATTGGAGGCATACACGTTAATTTTCTTAAACTATTAAGTTCCGGCATTGAAGAACCATCACCAATACCAAATTCCTTGGTTTGACATGTTGCAGAATCACAATGAGCACAAATAGGTTGATCTTTACATGTATAATTATAATCTTTTTTTCCTAATGATTTAACTACGTTCATTACTTCTTGTGGATTAAGTGGCGGACTCATATATTTTGAATTGTAAATACCTAATTTATCTTGCCATACATCAGGATGTGCTTTTTTAAGATAAACTCCTAAATTATATAAACCATTATTACGAGAACCTTGTGGAAAGCCTTCAGTACATAATACTTCTAAACATGGTGGACCACCTTGTATTTCTGAAGTTTCTTTTGTAATTTTTATTTTTCTAAAATCTACTGAGTTAATTACATACTTGTCATACATTGTAAAAAATTCATCTAAAGTAGCTGCGCTTCCATCATCTTTTAATGCATAACGCGTGCTCTTGTCTCCGTGATGATAAGGTAAATTTAAAAAATTTCCTGTATCTCCCCGATCAACTAAAATTTGTGTTTGTTTTGGAAATATTTCTGATTCAGAATAACCTAAAGCAGCTGCCAATGCTTTTAATTTAGATTGCATAAGTTCTGCTTCTATATACTCAGCCGTAAATAAAAAAACGTGAGCCCCTCCACTTTTAGATCTACATACTACAAATGGAATATCTTTTTTTCTTATTCTATTTAAAAATTTTTTATGATCAAAATTATATTGATCAATATCTATACATCCCCATTTACATAAGCTATCTGCATTAATAGGAATAATACCTAACGCAGGTTCCTTACCTTCTAAATGGTCTATCCATAATTGTTTAGTGACTATATCTTTCTTAATAAAAGCTTTTCCTTTTACCTTTTCTCCAGGTAAAGTTACGACTTTTTTAATATATTGTCCATACGCAGAATCTAATCCACTAAAAATATTTATAAATTTCTCTACTTTATCCATACTAAAAATTATTTAAGGGCGGATCCACTCTCGCTTAGCCGCCCTCGTTGCAACTCACTGTTTCCAGTGAAACTTAAAAAGAGGTTGCTTGTTTATTGACGTCATCTTCTTCCGATATAGCGGTTTTGATAGCGCCTTGTTTAAACTTAGTAGAGAAATCAGCTGCCATTTTAAAAAGATTAACATCTTCGTTACGACTTTCTCTAGTAACTTTCCATCCAAACCAACTTCCTTTTGAATTTGATTGTGGAATAGAAGTTAATCGATAAATGTGGCCATAGATTGGCGGAACATAAAGACCTTTTGAGCCTTTTTCAGTCCATCCATTTAATTCTGCCATCCAATCTTTACTTACTCTGTTTTGAGAAGCTTTCATTGTAATAACAGATACCTGAGGAACTCCATTCATAAGAATTACAAAATGATAAGAAGTTCTTTCCAAATAGTTACCATTAGGTAATCTATCCTTAAAACCTTTATCTCTTGTAGTTTCATTTTTTAAAGGAGTATCATCAGGATGAACAATAGGTCTTCCTACAGAAGTACCTCGTTCTGCCCATTCCAGATATTTTCTTTCATAATGACAAGGGATAACCTTTATACCTTC